TATTATCTGAATAGAATGGTTAAAAATGTTTGGGATTGGTTAAAACAGATTAATTCAATTAAATCCGATCCCTCATTATTCTCAGATAAAGATTGGGAACTTTGGAATAGTTATATGATACATAGATTTATGTCTATGAATAGTGACTTTTTAGAGTTAGTAAATGAAGCTCAAAAAATACATCCCCAAAATAAGGAACAAATATATTCAATTTATAGAGAATATATTCCTAAAAATAATAAATGGAATAAATATATTAAATCTAATATCAAACAACAAAAAAAGGAGCTATTAGAATATTTATCTCGATATTGGGAATGTTCACAAAATGAAGTAAGAGAATATTTGAATTTTTTGGGAGATGACGAAATTCTTCGTATATTGGGACGCATGGGAATACAACAAAAAGAAATAAATAAATTATTATGAAATTAGAAGTATACAAATTTTTAAAATCAGAAGCAGAGGCTGATAGAAATAAAGCTCTGGCTAGTGTTGAATTATTAACAAATAATCCTGCAGGTATAGGTGATCACTCAACAAAAGATTATTGGGATAACTGTACTGAAGCACTTAAATTACTTGCTTCATCTGAAGAAAGATTAGAGACTTTAGAGAAATATTTTAAACCTAAAGGACAAGTTAATGGGTGATAGTGTAAAAAAACATTTTGAATTAGTTAGCGAAGCAGAATTTGATAAAGCAATTGAAAAAGAAAATACTATTGCTGGTTTAGGAGTAATCGAAGTATTTGAAACATCATACCCAGAATTATCTGATGAATTTAAAAAAATTCAAGATGAAATGTATGAAATGTTTGCTCGTAAGCATATGGATTATGGTTTAAATAATATTGCCTTGGGTGGTGATTTAAAAGATGAAGCAGATAAGAAATTTTCACTTACTGGTTTATGTATTAGATTAACTGATAAAATTTCAAGGTTAAAAAATCTTCTTAGTAATGGTAAAAATTATGTTAAAGGAGAAGGAATGGAAGATACGTTTATTGATATAGCTAATTATGGAATTATTGGTTTATTAGTAGGACGTGATAAATGGAAAAAATAAATTTTGCCTAAAAAAATACCTAACATTGTAAAGGAGATTAAAAATAATCCACCTCAAGAGATAAACTTTGCTTATCAAAAGAATATTTCTTACTCTCAAATGTCTATTTTTAGAGGGTGCCCTCATAGGTGGAAATTACAATATAAAGATAAAATTAAAAGATTTACTTCTTCTATTCATACTGTTTTTGGAACTGCGATCCATGAAACTATGCAGCATTATTTAGATATAGCATATGAAAAATCATTTGCTGCTGCTGATAGAGAAATAGATATTAAAGAATACTTTCAAGAAAAATTTATTGGTGAATACCAAGTTCAATATAAAAAAAATAATGATTCCCATTTTTCAGATGCAGTTGAAATGAGGGAATTTTTTGAAGATGGAGCAGCTATATTAGATTGGTTTAAAAAAAAACGTAGTAGGTATTTTAGTAAAAAAGGTACTTATTTAGTAGGTTGTGAGGTACCTATTGTAATCGCGCCGAATAAAATGTATAATAACGTATTATACATGGGGTATTTAGATGTTGTAACATATAATGAAAGATCAGATACATTTAAGATAATCGACATAAAGACCAGTACTAAAGGATGGAATAAATTTGCTAAAAAAGATGAAAGTAAACAATATCAATTATTATTATATAAACAATATTTTTCTGAGCAATATAATATACCATTAGATAAAATAGAAATTGAATTTTTTATACTTAAAAGAAAAGTATTAGATTGGGATGATGATAAAATTATGTCACCCCATCAAGCATATAGAGTACAAACTTTTACTCCCCCAAGTGGAAAAATAAAGTTAAATAGAGCAAAAAATGCTATTAATGATTTTATAAAAGAATGTTTTAATAGTAGTGGAAATATCAAAGAAAGAGAGTACATTAAATCACCATCAAAATGGAATTGTACTTTTTGTCCTTTTAAAGAAGAACAAGAATTATGTGGAGAAGGGATAATCTATTGATATTTTGATATATGTATAATCAAATATAAATGTTATTAAATAATTAAGATTATGAGTAATAAAAAACCAATGACACTTACAAGTGTAAAAGTTCAAGCTGGCTTATTCGAAAATTTTAAAATTGAATGTGTAAAGAGAAAATTCTCATTCCAAAAACTTGCTGATCGTAGCTTATTTTTGTACCTTACAGACGAAAATTTTAGAAAACAAATAACAAACCAAACTAATATAGAACTTTAAATTAAAAATTAATGAATAAAAGTTATAAGTATCTTCCTAAGGATAAAAGGAAGAAAATATTATTAATCACTGATGATATAAGAGTACATTCTGGTGTCGCTACAGTAGGTAAAGAAATTGTATTAGAAACTTGCCACCATTATAACTGGGTACAATTAGCTGGAGCATTAAAACACCCAGATAAAGGTAAAAGATTAGACATAAGTAATGATTGTTCTAAACAAGTTAATATTAAAGATGCTAGTGTATTTCTTTGGTGTGTAGATGGATATGGAACACCAGATCTCTTAAGACAAGTAATGGCCACTGAAAAACCAGATGCAATCTTATTAATTACTGACCCTAGATATTTTACTTGGGTATTTAATATGGAACATGAAATAAGAAAAGTATGTCCTATTACTTATTTAAATATTTGGGATGACTATCCAGCTCCAATGTATAACAAAGCTTTTTATGAGTCTTGTGATATGTTAATGGGTATATCAAAACAAACAGTAAACATTAATAAACTTGTTTTAGATGGTGAAGATAATAGTAGAAGAGTATTTAAGTATGTTCCACATGGTTTAAATTCTGATCATTATTATCCTATAGATAAAAAAGATGAAAAGTATTTGGCCTTTAGAAAACGAGTATTAGGTAAAGATGACTCCAAAACTAAATTTGTTGCTTTCTTTAATTCTAGAAATATTAGGAGAAAACAAATTCCTGATACTATGTTAGCTTTTAGAGCATTTTTAGATTCTTTACCCAAAGAAGAAGCTGATGGGTGTAAATTAATCTTACATACTGAAGTTACTTCTAATCATGGAACTAACTTAGCTAAAGTAAATGAATATCTATTTGGAGAAAAATATAAAAATAATATTTTATTTTCTACTAATAAATTATCAAGAGAAGAATTAAATTATTTATATAATTTAGCTGATGTTCAAATGTTATTAACTTCAAATGAAGGTTGGGGGCTAACAATAACAGAGGCTATTTTAACTGGTACACCAATTATAGCTAATACTACTGGTGGGATGCAAGACCAAATGAGATTTGTAGATGAAAATGGAAAGTGGTTTACACCAAGTCCTGATGTACCTTCTAATCATAGAGGAACATATAAAGAACATGGTGAATGGGCATTCCCATTATATCCAGCTACTAGATCAGTTCAAGGTTCTCCTCCTACACCTTATATTTTTGATGATAGATGTAAATGGGAAGATGCAGTAGATAGATTAACTGAAGTATATAATTTATCCCCAGAAGAAAGAAATAGAAGAGGATTAGCAGGTAGAGAATGGGCTATTGGAGATGAAGCTGGATTTACAGCTAAACACCAAGGTCAAAGAATTTTAGAGGCATTTGATGAATTATTTCAAGTTTGGGAACCTAAAGCTAAAATGTCTATTTCGAATCTTAATGAATATAAAGGTAAATTTTTAAATCATAAATTAATATACTAATGAGTAAACCAACGTTTTATATAAGTGCCCCTTTTGATACTTACAGTGGCTATGGTGCACGTTCTAGAGACATTATAAAAGCTATTATTGAATTAGAAAAATATGATGTTAAATTAATCCCTCAAAAATGGGGTGATACAACATGGGGTTTTTGTGCTAAACATGAAGAATGGAAGTTTTTATGGAATAGTGCAGTTCAGGGAATACCTCAAGGAATTCAACCTGATGTTTGGATGCAAATTACAATCCCTAATGAATTCCAACCTATGGGAAAATTTAATATTGGTTGTACTGCAGGTATTGAAAGTACAGGTTGTACTGGTGATTGGATTGTAGGTTTAAATAGAATGAACATGAATTTTGTTTCTTCTAAACATAGTAAACATATATTTGAAAATATTGAATTTGATGCATTAGATCAAAATAAAAAATCTACGGGACAAAAAATTAGAAATCAAAAACCAATTCATGTTGTTTTTGAAGGTGCAGATTTAGATATATATAAGCATTTACCGTCAAAAGATAATAAATTAAAATTAGATGAAATTAAAGAATCATTTTGCTTTTTATTTGTTGGTATGTGGATGGAAGGTGCTGTAGGTCATGATAGAAAAAATGTTGGTCTAATGGTTAAAAATTTCTATGAAACATTTAAAAATAAAAAAGGTACTAAACCTGCTTTAATTTTAAAGGCATCAACAGGAGTAGATAACTATATAAGTAAAGATGCTATACAAGATAGAGTTAAAGAAATTAGAGATTCTGTAGGTGGAAGTGATTTACCTAATGTTTATTTATTACAAGGTGATTTTACAAATCAGGAAATGAATGAGCTATATAATCACCCTAAAGTAAAAGCTATGGTTTCTCATACTAAAGGGGAGGGTTATGGTAGACCTTTAATGGAGTTTTGTTTATCTAAAAAACCAGTAATTGCTTCTGGTTGGTCAGGTCAATTAGATTTCTTACATCCGTCATATGCTTATTTATTACCAGGTAAAATGGAAAATGTACATCCATCAGCTGCTAATAAATGGTTATTAAAAGATTATCAATGGTTTAGTGTTGATCAAGGACATGCTAGTAAAGCATTTAAAAATGTATTTACTAATTATAAAAAGTATGTTACACCCGCTAAACAACAGGGTCATCATATCCGAACTAATTTTAGTAAAGATAAAATGAGGGAATTGGTAGATAACATATTAAAACATAATATACCTGAATTTCCTAAACAAGTAGATTTAAATTTACCTACTTTAAACCCTAAAACAAAAGTAGAATTACCTAAAATAAATTAATTATGCAATACGATGAAATAATAAATTGTCCTAAGTCAGGAGGTGACTTATGTTACAAAGTAGAAATAAGTAAAGATATAACTAACTTTTTAAGTTTATCTTGTGGATTTTGGACTAATACTTTAATGAAAGAAGGTTCTGAATTTTATAATGAACAGTTAATTACATTACCTGAACTTTATAAAGATTTAGCTTGGGAAGATCCTGAAACTAATTTAATTTGGATACCTAATACAATTAACCTACCAGAATCTGGAATGGTTTTTGCTAATGGTGCTAGTAAAAATGAATGGAGTTGGGCTGGTGTAAAAGCTATAAAATTAGAAGAAGGAGATGAAGCAAAAGTAGAAGGACAAACACATAAAATGGATATGTCTACATTAAAATCATTTACAGAACGTGATTATATGGATGCTCTTTCGTATATTGGAGTATTACCTGAATAAGATATGAAAATAAGCTATGCCATAA